TTGGGGCAAGTAGCCAAACCCGTCTTTACCTGCAAGGGACTCATAGGAATTAAACTTGTTCCTGTATGACCAGTCTGAAGCTGATTTAATATCATCAACTGCACCATCAAGGATAAGGTCATAAGAACCAGAAATATTATCATCACCAACGCTAAGGCTAACTTTGTCCGTGTCTTCATACTTAACTCCTGCCTCTGTTAACAATCCTTTAAATACGGCTTCAACAATATCACCGATCATCATGTTCATTACAAATGTTGTAGGCAATGGTATCGCCGCCTCTGGTTTATTCTTGTCATACCAGAGTTGGCAGGTAGGGCGACCTACATTAGACATGCGCAATGTAAAATCACCTCTACTCTTACCACTACCAAACTGTCGTTGCATAGCGTCTGCAACATCGGCAGCAACCTGCTTTATTGTGTCATCCGACATGGATGACTTACCGCTAACCGCATCTTGCAAATACTGATGCAACGACAATTCAGCTTGATGATTCATTATGCTACTGCCTCTTCATCGACTTCGATATCAACTAAGTCATCCAACACTTCTGCATCACCATCCTCTAGTTTTGCGTTAGCGTTTTCTGCCCATGCATTTGATATGTATGAGTTGTAGTTATCAACCCATGCTAAAAAGTCAGTAAACATATTGTTATCATCCGGCGTAACATTTATAACATCATGGATGTTTAATGATACAATAGGGATAAAGAAGCTATTACCATTAGGCATCTTACGCTCTTCAGTATTAGCAACAAAGTTATGCATTACAGGAAGGCGGCTCATCTTTGCCAGCTTCACGAACACATCACCAACAATCTTAAACGCATCACGATTGTCGATCTCCCAGATAAAAGGCGTAGCATCAAGTTCGATAGACTCGCCTTTTTCGTTTACAGGATTAGTCATCTCAACAGTTCCCAGAACAACACGTACACGCTTAATCTGTTTGATCAAGTCTTGTGTCTTCTCTGGTAACGCTTTGAAGTCCTGTATATAACCTGCAGGCTTACCGCAGTTAAATCCACCATCATTATCTTTCAGATCAACATTAAGATCATCATGCATGATAGTTTTAATGTAACGATTAGACGAGTTTGCACCGCCCATAACAAAACGCTTGTACATATAACGCTGTACATACGGACGCACCTTTACAGACGATGCATAGTATGTAGGACCATCAGGAACCTCTAGCTTATACGTTCCACCTTGAATTACTTCTACGTTGACACTTTTTCCATTAACTTCAGCGGTACCCATAACTGGCGAGTGGTTAATGCGCAAACGAGCAAGAGAACTGCTTTTACCCTTACCTCTACCTTCGTTTGCAATACCCATTGCTTTCGCCATTGCAGCATAATTATTTGGGTCAATAGTAGTTATTTCAGTTGTCATATATTTCTCCTTTCATAGTGAATGAGGCATAGTTATATCATGCCACGTCCTTCGTGTCAAGCCAATTCAGACCAATTTTTGCTTCTAAAAGCAAAGGAACATTAAATCTTATACCCCAACGCATAGCTATAAGTTGAGGTAATGCATTATTAGTTTGCTTTATGACATTGATAACCTTATGTTCTTCATCAGGGTGAATGTCAATAACTATGCTATCATGCACCGTGTTTACGATACAAGATTTTTTATCTTTTAGTAGATTATCTATGTGTAATAAAGCTATCGGCACAATGTCTGCAGTAGCAAACGACTGCACAGGATAGTTTTTTATCTGCGTGAAGTGACTCACCCTACCACTAGACTTACGAACTACATCAGGAAAAGAGAACTCCCTACCACTAGGTGTGGTTATCTTTTGTTTCTCTAAAGCCTCTTTAGCCAATCTGGTATGCCATTCTGCGACTCCTCTGTATTTTTCTGTAAAGTGTTCGTAATACTTTGCTTCCGCTTTCGTTCTCCCAAAGCCAGTTGCGCCATAAAGCGGTGCAAACGTGTGAGCCTTTGCAGACTGCCTATCCGTAGGTTGACCAGCATCAGTAATAACTTTAGCGGTATACGCATGTACATCAAACCCATTAGATACTTCATCAATTGCTACTCCATCTTGTGATAAATAGGCAGCAGCCCGGAACTCTAACTGTGCAAAGTCAGCTTCCATTACCTTGCCGCCATCGAATCGTGACACAAATACTTTCTTGACAGGAAACGTGCCGCCACGTGGCATGTTCTGCATATTTGGATCGGCACCAGACAAACGACCAGTAGCTGTGCGGTGCTGAAGTAAACGCACATGGAGAAATCCGTCTTGCTTGGTGTTTGTCTGGATACCTTCCACAAAAGATGACAGATAGGTATGAACGGCACTCAGCCTACGAACTTTGTTTAAAAATTCTGCCGCATCTGTCATCCCCTTACTACGAGCAGCCCCCTCTAATATTTCTAGGTTTAGTTTGCTTGTAGTAAAGCCTGTTGCACTTGCCCACTTAGGTGAAGGTGGCTTAAACTTAAAGCCTGCAAGCACGTTTGTTTGTTTAAATAAGAAACCTTCACCAGAGCAATCAGGACATTTGTTAGGCTTCTTAAACATCTCGCCATTCTTCTTTACCTTATGTATTACGCCAGAGCCACGGCAAGCGCGGCACTGCTCTGCAGTCGTGCGATACAAACGCTCTGTATCAGTATGTAGAAGACGGTCAAACTCTTTGCTGTCCATGTATGGGTCAACCTTGGTTGCCCAGTCCATCTTTGATTTAACCTTACGACCATACACAACCCAAGATAATTGTTCTGGGCTATTGATGTTTATAGGTGTATCGCCCATGACTTTACGAACAGTGGATTCAAGAGATGATTCAAGTTCTTTCTGCTCCTGCTCAAACTCCTGCCGCACACTGTCCAGAACATTTAGATCAACCTTGAATCCACGCTGATAGATACGTGCAAGGCACACAGCTAATTCGTTGGTTAGCACCACAGTATTTAACAGCCCAGCATCATCACAACTATGTAAACGCCGTACCTGCTTGTCGCATAATTGCTGCGTAGCATTGAGATCAGCAGACAGGTATTCACATAACTCATTGTATGGAATATCTCTGGTGCTATAACCTTTGGCAAAGTATTCTTTCAGAGTGTCCTGCTTCTTTGTGTCTAACTCGTAGCGTTCAGCACACGCCTGCAATGACAACGGTTCTTTGATGCCACGCTGTAGCACATACTCTGCAAGCATTGTATCGAACACAGGCCCATCGTACTTGAATCCAGACTCCCACAACCACATCAAGTCATACGCAGCATTGTGGCAGATAAGTATGGTAGCTTCGTCTAAGAACCACTGCACACGCTCATAGTAGTCCTGTTGATTAGGCACATCACAGTGATCAAATGGGAAGTGTTGCTCCACGCCTTGGTCAGTCAACACGCCAATCATAGTCAGTGAGTTTTCTGGCTCAAAGGGATCAAGGTGCATCTTACCATCCCGCTGTGTAACTGTATTCTCTACATCAAGTGTTAGTTTCATACTACATACCTCGCTGTTTGATGTTCCAAGTTACAATGCACTTTTCCGTGCCACCCTGTCAACTTATTTTTTACCACATTCAAATGTCGTAACGGACCTTCTTCTGCTTCGCTACCATCTGGGTTTATGACAACAGGGTCTTTGGCTATTAATACCATTAGGTCAGCCTCTGCCGCTTTACCCGTCCTAGACCCTTCCATCATAGACTGATTAAGTAATACCTTACCTTCGGCGTCAGCAGATAGCTGTGACATATAGAACATAGCGCACTCATACTCCTTTGCAATCATACGGGCATGTATTGCGTTAGCCTTGAGTGCCTCATCTGTACGG